TAGTTTCCCATTTCCGTGTAGTCCCGCATGGCTCTTGAAAAATCTTTGGTAACGAGGACGTTCAGTTCACCGGAGCGGAACTTTTTCATCATATTTTGAAAGGCCGGACGATTGGTGTTTGTGCCGGTAAAGCCGTCATCTACAAATTCCGTGCGTGGAGCATCTTTTAATTCCGGATGCCGGTTCAGAAATTCGTGGATCAGCAGTCTCTGATGCTGTACGCTGTCGCTTTCCTCTTTGGATCGGCGTGTATCCTCGTCAGCCATGGACAAACGGATATAAATGGCAACTTTTGGTTCTTTCATGAGATCGCCTCCTTCTTCTTTTGCATTTCCAGAATACTCTGGCACATTTCCTGATACACATCATCGTAATAAAGAACAACTTCGACAGCGCCATTTTCATAAATCAGAACTTTCTCTATCATGGTATTCACCAGCTTTTGCGTCAGTTCCGTAGTACCGGTGGCCGCCTTCATCATAGACATCCATTTATTATCCGGAGAAATAGAATCCAGAAACTTTGTCCGGCGCTGAACCGCTTCATCCATCAGCTGACTCAGGCGTTCATGTTCTTTCTCATAGGTCTTCTTAGCAAAAGAATATTCTTCTTCATTCAGAATACCTTCCACGTAGCTTTCATATAACTTGCTTCGTTTTTGATTCAGGGCATTCAGCTTCAAGCTGATACTGGAGACAGCGGCGTTGTACTTTTCTTTGAGATTGCTTTCTTCCTTGCTTCCCTTTAAGATACTGAGCAGCCGCTCGTAGTTGAGGGCAACCCGTAGCTGATCCTGTATGACAGTGAGCACTTTTTCATTCAGAACATTCTGTCGTATATAATGCTTTGTACAGTGTTCGTGGCGGCGTGAAGTATAGGTGCTGCACTCATATGACCCCATCCATTCTTCCGGTCCCTTTTTGTCAATACGATGTCGGCGGAAGTACATTCGCTTTTTACAGTCTGCACAGAATATTTTCTGGTCAAAGAAATCAATCATCTGTTCCCGGATAATGGCAGACTGTTTCATTTTCTCCTGCCGGATACGACTGGCCTCCGCCAGAATATGCTGAACTGTATCGAAATCTTCCTGGCAAATAATCGCCGGATGTGTATTTTCATACCAAATCCAGTTTTCTGGATCTTCCTTATGCTTCTTGACACCCTTATAAATAGCGGTACGCATTCTGCCGTGAATCGTGTGTCCCAGATAGACCGGGTTTTCAAGAATGGAATTGATCGTGGACTTTGCCCAGCCTTTTCCAACCTGATTGCCATGTCGGGAACCATTTTCACGCTTGCGAAGTTCCGGATGGACAGCGCCTGCTTCTTCTAAGCGGTGAATCATGGAATTGACAGAAACGCCCTCCATCTTCCAGCGAAATATATTCCGCACATAAGGAGCGGCAGCCTCGTCAATTACATAAGCGGATTTATCTTCATTCCACATATACCCGTAAGGCGGGTTACGGCTCTGAAAGGTTCCGTTTTGCTGCTGCGCCAGGAGCGCCGTGGAAACCTTACGGGAAATATCTCTGGAATACAGGGCGTTAATCAAATTTTGCAGCGACACAGAGAGGGACTCCATGGAACTGCCGCAGGTAAAGTTGTCAAAGTTTTCTTTGACAGAGATGAAGCGTGTTCCCAATGCCGGAAAAATCTTTTCCAGATAGTTGCCCACTTCAATGTAATCTCTCCCGAATCGGCTCAGATCACGAACCACGATAGCTTCCACCTTACCACTACGCACATCATCCATCAGCCGGTTCCAGGCAGGACGGTCAAAAACCGTGCCGGTTTTTCCGTTATCGGCGTAAACCTCCGCAAGTCTGAGATAGGGACAGCCTGCAACATACTCCTTACAAACATCAATCTGGTTCTGGAGAGAAGCGCCTTCGTCCTGTTTTCCGCTGTTCTCTACAGACAGCCGTGCATAGATTGCAGTGACATAGGACACCTGTCCGATCTGTGCTGCCGATTCCGGCTGACTGCTGTTTTTTCTACTCTTTCTTGCCATGGTATCCTCCTATGTTCAGCCAGCCGCAGCTGGCCTTTCTTCAAATTCCTGGACATAGCGGAGCGCCAGCTCGTATTCATCCCGGTATTTGAATTGAATCTCAATCGCTTTGCTCTCGTAAATAAAAATCCGGTCTACCAGTGCCACCAACACCCGGCGATCCAGCTCCGAAATATTTTTGAACTGAGCAAACGCCTGTACCCAGGCACGGTTCGTCATACCGGTAGTTGCCGCCTGCGCCTGTTCCTTCTTCAGACGTTCCACGGTTTCAGATTTTTCTTCAATCCGAGCCGTATAGGCGTTGCGGAACTCTGTATACTCACTCTTTGTAATCACGCCATCTGCCAGATCTTCATAGAGCCGGAGCTTCAGTTTCCTGTACCGTTCGATTTCTTCCTCTACTTTGACAATCTGTGCTTCATAGTTGAAAGATTTCCGATTTTCCAGAGGAAGACGTTCGATAAACGCAAGCACCTGATCCAGGTGCATAACGGTTTCAATCTGGTCATGGATTGCATGGAATACAACTTCCCGCAGTCGGTTCTCACTGAAAGAATGGGGAGAGCAGTTCTTTTCTTTCCGATGTTTTCCACAGACATAATAAATATACTTTTTCCCACTGCGCGTCACAGTTTTTCTAACCATACCCTGCTTACAATCCCCGCAGTAAAGGAATCCGGAAAACAAATAATGTTGTCCGCTGTCATCCGCAGCCCGCATATCCCGTTTGAGCAGTTCCGACACCACCATGAAATCATTCGATGAGATCAGCGCTTCATGGGTAGCTTCTGCATGAATCCAGTCTGCTTCATCTTTCAGACGAATATCATGTACCTTGTGGTTGGGCGTTCCTCGCTTGCCCTGAGTCAGGTTGCCTAAGTAAACCTCATTCTTCAATATTCTAGCGATGGTGTTGTATCCCCATTGGGGAACATCCCGCCGCCGAAACGCTGTCTGAAACCTTACCCCTTGCTGGCGTTTGTGTTCCATCGGGGTTGGCACACCGCTTTGATTCAGCCGCTGTGCAATGCGCAGGATGGGAAAACCGTCCTTAAACATTCCGAAAATCATGGTCACGATTTCCGCCGCATCGTCGTCCACCACCAGGCGGTTTTTATCCTCTGCGGATTTCCGGTAGCCATACGGAGCGAAAGAACCGACATATTCACCTTTCCGGCGCTTCACTTCCAGGTTAGTTCGGATTTTTACAGATATATCCCGGCAGTAAATGTCGTTTACCAGATTCTTAAACGGCAATGTGATAGCATCCGAAGCACTTCCTGGTGCCAGACTGTCATAACAGTCATTAACAGCAATATAGCGGATGCCCAGGGACGGAAAAATCTTCTCCAGATAATTTCCTGCCTCAATGTAATTTCTGGAAAATCGGCTCAGATCCTTACTGATTGCACAGTCAATCTTACCGGAACGCATATCTTGAAGCATTCGTTGAAATCCCGGACGCTCCATGTTGGTTCCGCTGTAGCCGTCGTCTTCATCGTAAATCTCCACCAGTTCCAGGTCTGGATGGCGGGAGATATACTCCATGCAAATGGCCTTTTGACTGGATATGGAATTGCTTTCTCCGTGTTCGTTGTCCTCACGGGAAAGTCTCGCATAGATTCCCGTTCGATAAATCTTTTCTGGCACAATAAAAACCTCCAATCTTTCCAATGTATCACCACAGAAAGACGGAGGCTGATCCTACTATAAATGCAGGAGTACAAGCCCCAGCAAATCATGACTGCGGCTCGTGTTCCTGTTTTGTTTTTGACCCGGTTTTATCTTACCATCCCGGCAGAACATTTGAAAAGGATGTCAACTGCCGGAGAGATACACGCTGTTGACACGCTCCTCTATGGTTGGGCCTTTCGGCTGGAACGCCAGCTTCACAACAATGCCTCCGTCTAAGTAACAGTAAGGATTGCGGATTTGCCGGATATGGGATTTCAAGCGTTCCTCATATCCGGCGTCCGGGTCTAAACGGATGCTCTCACGGTCAACCAGCTGGGAGCGGTCAACCGTCCGAGGGTCTACG